GCGATTGCCAGTTGGGTCGGCATGAGTCAGAGAAATGTTCAACGCATCGTCAAGGATAAGAAAATCCCTCGTCGAGGAGAATTGATCAACCTCAACAACTTCCTTGAAGCCAATGCACAGAACTAAAGATTTGACAAATCCTGTCGTCACCTCATGCTACAATTCCATTGTCGGTGTGGCGCATTCCCAAAGCCAGCCGACAACAATCACATTCTCTCTCGCGTATTCTCTAACCATGATTCTTGAAGCGAATATGCCTGAAGAGGAGATCAACGAAGCTATTGGTCACCTCTCTGAAGGCATTCGCAAAGCGATCGATGAGAACCGTAAGCAAGCATTGATGTCACTCGTTGATGCGTTGCTTGATGCAAAGTTGGAGAAGAAGCAATGACAACGATCGTTGCGGTTGAATATGAAGATCGTGTTGAGATGCTTGCTGACTCACAGATCAACTCAAATGGGAAACCTTACTTTCATCCTGACATGACCAAGATTGTTGAACGCAACAAGTACTTGCTTGGTGTTGCTGGTCGTGTTGTTGCATTGCAAGCAATACTTCACAACTGGAACCCACCGGCATTGACATCGGCTTACAAAGGTTCGTTGTATAACTTTGTCATCACAAAGATTGTTCCATCATTGAAGTCATTCATTGATGACTCAAAGATATTTACTGAGAAGGAAAAAGAAGAAGGCGATATGTTCAGCCTTCTCATTTCAATCAAAGGTGAACTGTTCGAGATAGATGATGATTACTCAGTCGCTCGCAGATCAGATGGTAACTATGCGATTGGTAGTGGCGCGGACTATGCACTCGGTGCATTGTTAGCAGGTGCGACTATTGAATCTGCAATCGATATTGCATCACGACTCGATGTCAATACTGATGAACCATTCATGAGACTTACTCAATACAAGTGAACAAGCCTTGCTTAGAATGTGGTACTCCATCACCGCGTTCACGGTGTGACCGATGCCAAGCGACCATCAACATAATGAACCCAAGAGTTCGTGCGAATAGCAATGACCGAGGGTACACATACGCATGGCGCAAAATTCGAATTCAAATTTTAGATCGTGATGGTTGGCGCTGCCACTACTGCAACAAGAGTTTGACTAACATCGACGCAACAGTTGATCACATCCAGCCCCTCTCAAAATTTGGTGCAGCTCTTGACCCAAGTAACCTCGTAAGTTGTTGCAAGTCATGCAACAGTCGCAAGAAAGATCGAACATGATTCGCACACATACACGCTCAAATTTAGAATCGTGTTTTTTCTAGCGCAAACATATAGACCCAGTCCCCACGTCTTCCGTGTAAAGTCGCAAAATTGCAGGGGTGGGGGTTTCCAGCCTTCCAAGGGGTCTAGGAGCTTCGATCGTTATCAAAATGACTCGGCACTCCAGACATATTGAGTTCCTCGCTTAGAATCGAACCTCGCAAGTTTCGATTTTTTCGCGAATTGCAAAAGTGCAGGTCGTAGCCAAATAGCCGTTACATTGTTATTATTTACGCATGAAACGCGCTTGTCGCAACTGCGATCAGATACTTCCAGCAATCGCTCGAGCTGATGCGATCTACTGTTCTAGCGCTTGTCGAACCTTCGCGCATCGGAATCCATTTCCGAAAGAAATGATTTCCCTTCGTCGTTGGATTCGTTATTCGAAAACTAAGGTTCCGCTAACTCCCGACGATGGCGTTGCAAGTTCAACTCATCCGCACACTTGGTCTGACTACCCTTGGGTTGCAGAATCAAATGCTGGCGTTGGCATGGGATTTGTTTTCAACGGCGATGGAATCATCGGCATCGACTTAGACAAAGCCTTTGATGAAAATGGAAAACTAAAGTTTTGGGCGCAAGCGATCGTTGATCTCTTCTCTCACACATATATCGAATACTCGCCATCAGGAAAAGGCTTGCACATCATCGGCCGAGGCGAAGTTCAAGAAGGTCGTCGCTGGCAAATCGGCGATGGCGGTATTGAAATTTATGGAACCAGTCGTTACTTCACAATGACTGGCAAGCGATTTGAAAGAACTCCTAAGAAGTTAGCCAAGATTGGCAAAGTCGTGGAAGTTATTTCACCAATAGCGGAGGCTGATCATGACTGCTGGCAGACCGCCTAAACCAACTGAGGTCAAGCGCAAGACTGGCAATCCCGGCAAGCGACCACTTCCAACATTGGCGACAGTCACTTCGCTTCCTCAAGCTACTGAGAAAGCCCCTGAGCATCTCACCGAGAAGTCGCAAGAGCTTTGGACTCGACTTCGCCAAACTGCCTTTTGGATTTCCAATACCGATCAAAGCAATCTTCAACTTCTTTGCGAGAAGTTAGATCGCCGAGATGAATTCATCGCAAAGTTGCAAGCGAGTGATTTCGTACTCTTCACAGACAAAGGCTATGCTTATGCAAATCCTTTGGTTGGCATGATCTCAACGATCGAAACCGAGATCACCAAACTGTTTTCCCTGTTAGGACTTACGCCAACAGACCGAACGCGATTAGGGGTCGCCGAGGTCAAGGCTCGGAGTGCTTTAGATGACCTCATCGCCAAGAGGAACCAATCAAGTAAGTAGTTGGCCACCGCGCTATCTCTCACCAGTATCTCAGGCAGACCTCGAAAGAAGTCGCGGAGATCATGTGATTGATTTTGCGGAAGCCCTCTGCACGATCACCAAGGATTCCATCGCTGGAAATGCCGGATCACCTCTTGTCTTTCGCGACTGGCAGAAAGAACTGACTCGTCATCTCTTCGCTGAACGAGAAGATGGCCTCTTGACTCATGGTCGAGCCTTGGTCGGTCTTCCTCGTAAGAATGGAAAGTCAGCATGGCTGGCATCGATCGTTCTTGAACACTTGATCTTTGGAGTTTCAGGTGGTGAGGCTTATTCAGCTGCCGCCGATAAGGAACAATCCAAGATCATCTTCAACACGGTTCGTGACATGGTCAAGAATCAACCTGAGTTGTCTGATTTCCTTACGGTGTACAAAGATTCGATCTACAATCCGAAAAATGGCAGCGTTTATCGCGCACTTTCCTCGGAAGCGTTCACCAAAGAAGGTCTTTCAGCCACCTTTGTAGCCTTCGACGAGCTTCACGCACAACCAAATCGAGAGCTTTTCGATGTACTTTCGCTCTCAATGGGCGCTCGAAAAGAAGGAATGTTGGTCGCAATCACGACCGCAGGAGTCCAAACAGACCCTACTGGCAAGCCTTCGATCTGCTATTCACTCTATGAATATGGCAAAAAAGTTGCCGCTGGCGAAGTAATTGACCCCAATTTCTTCTTCGCTTGGTGGGAACCAAAGACAAATGATGCCGATTATCGCGATCCTCAAACTTGGTCGGATGCAAATCCGGGCTTTGATGACATCGTCAGCCGAGAATCTTTTGAATCAACGATCAAGGTAACCCCTGAAGCGGAATTCAAAACCAAGCGACTCAACATTTGGACTTCAACTTCAGACACTTGGCTTCCTCATGGAAGTTGGGATGCGCTCGCTAATCCTCGCACCGTCGAAGATGGCTCTGAAGTTGTTCTTGCCTTCGATGGTTCCTACAACGGTGACTGCACAGTCATTGTCGGAGTAGCAGTCGGCGAGTTCCCTCACATCTTCCCAGTTGCAGTTTGGGAAAAGCCCGATGATGCAGGAGCCGAATGGCAAGTGCCAGTTCTCGAGGTTGAAGATGCGATCCGAGAAGCTTGCAAGCGTTACGATGTCAAGGAAATTGTTTGCGATACCTATCGATGGGCGCGAACATTTCAAATTCTTGAAGATGAAGGATTGCCAGTCGTGGCATTTCCTCAATCCGCATCTCGTATGACTCCAGCAACGACTCGCTTCTTTGAGGCAGTTGTCAACGAACAGATTTCACATGACGGCGATCCTCGCTTGGCTCGTCACATTGCCAATGCAACTCTTCGCGTTGACCAACGCGGATCACGACTTGCCAAGGAAAAGCGCGGTTCAACCCGTCGCATCGACTTAGCAGTTGCATCCGTCATGGGATTAGAACGCGCAAGTTGGTGGCAATCGCAGGGTGGGAACATCCCACAAATTTTCGACCCTTGGTCAATGAGTAGCAATGAGGAGGTTCCGAGTGTTTGGGATAATCACGACGATCATTGAAATTGTCGGCGCAGCCCTCATCGCGGTTGGCATTGGAGTTTTGTTTGGCGTTGGTGCGGCTTGCATTGCAGCAGGAGCATTGATGCTTGTAGGAAGTTATTTGGCAACGAGCGGCGTAACAGAAGGAGCGATTGAATGAGCATCATTCGTCGAGGAGTCTCGAATTACACCGTAGGACATTATCCACAGTTCAATAACTATGTTTCCCCACTAAGTCAGCTCTACGGTCAGACTTCTATGACCTCTGCTGCTGGCGAGCGCATCGATGAATGGACTTCTCTCGGAGTCTCAGTAGTCCTTGGCGCAGTCAGCCTCTTGGCAGATTCAGTTGCTTCAATGCCTCTTCGTGCCTACACAATCGACAAAACAGGTCAGCGCATTATGCGACCACTTCCTGATGTGATTGCTGATCCTGATCCTGAGTCAAATACCTTTGAATTGATTCATCAGATGATGGCTTCAATGGCTTTGCATGGAAATGCTTATGTAAAAATTGACCGCGATCGCTCAGGAACAATGATCGGCTTGGTTCCATTGCATCCATATCAGATGCAGGTTCTTCCAACTGGCGATCAAACTGGCCGTCGCTACTTGCACCTTGGAAATGAAATCGGTCGCGAAGACATGATTCATGTCCGTTGGTTCACACCTCCACAGTCTTTGGTTGGCGTTTCCCCTCTCAATCAGACAAGAAATCTTGTTGGAATTGCGATTGCGATGGATCGTCACCTTGCTCAGTTCTATGGTGAGGGTGGAACACCATCAGGTGTCCTTGAAACTTCACAAAAGTTGAACCTTGAACAGGCTCGTGTTATCCAAGCGACTTGGGAAGCAACTAACAAGCGCCATCGTCGTCCAGCGGTTCTCTCTGATGGCTTGAAGTTCACACCGATCACAACTTCAGCGGCAGATGCTCAGATGATTCAATCTCGTGAGCAGATCGTTCGCGATATTGCTCGAGTCTTCCGTGTCCCATCACACTTGATCGGCGCGACTGGCGATAATCAGACTTATCAGAATGTTGAACAAGCTTCTTTGAACTTCTTGACTCACACAATCGCACCTTGGATTCGTCGCATTGAAATCGCGCTCTCAAAGGTTCTCGATCCGGGTGTAGATGTTGCATTTGATACCTCAACCTTGCTTCGTGTTGATGCGCTTACCCGCGCACAGGTCAACAAGATCAATGTTCAGATGGGCGCTCGTACTCCGAACGAAGTTCGTCAGATCGAAGGCATGGAGCCTTACGAGGGTGGAGATAGTTTCCATCAAGCATTCCAAGGAACCGCGATTGCGGGTGGCGATCTTCCTGCTCTTGGCGAAGATGCTGATCCATCTGCACCGATCATGGGAGTTCTCGAATAATGGCTGAGACATTTCGACCACCCAAGGGAGTTCAAGATGAAGCGAAAAGGGCTTTGGCTTGGATTGCTGATGGTCACGCTGGAAGTGGCTTTACTGCGGTGGGCAAAAAAAGAGCGGAAGACTTGGCTCGAGGATCGGCAGTAAGCGCACAAACAATTTTGAGAATGTACTCATTCTTCAAAAGGCACGAAGTTGATAAACAAGCTCAGGGATTCAATTCCGGTGAAGAAGGTTTTCCTTCAGCGGGTCGAGTTGCATGGTCGGCTTGGGGTGGCGATGCAGGATTTTCTTGGTCAACAAAAATTCGCAATCAAATATCAAAAAGCGCAAGGGCGCTCTCTTTGATGGCATCCGAGGAGGGTGACATGGCAGACATGAATGAAGTTCCTGATCTCAATGAGGAACTGACTGAACTTCTTGCAGATGTTGTAAGTTTCTATTTCCGCGCTCATGGCGCACATTGGAATGTGAAAGGCGCAGATTTCAGCGAATATCACAAGCTCTTCTTGAAGATTTATGAAGATGTCTACGAGTCAATCGACCCAATCGCTGAGAATCTTCGCAAGTTAGGTTCATTGGCTCCATTCACACTCGGTTCATTCTTGGCTCTTCGCTCAATCGATGATGCTCCAACAACCTTGCAAGATCCAATCGCTTTGGCGAATGACCTTCTTGCAGCAAATGATATCGTCCTCGATGAGCTTTCAGATGCCTTTGATTGCGCTACTGCCTACAATCAACAGGGAGTTGCTAACTTCCTTGCAGGTCGAATCGACCAGCACCAATTTTGGAAGTGGCAGTTGACCGCTTCACTCGGTCAGGAAGTCACTCAACCATCACCTGATCTCGTTGATGATCAGGGAATCGATGCAGATGATGTTGAAGAAGATGATTCAACTATGCCAATGCCTATCGTTATGCGCTCGGCAACAGGTGCATCTGATCTTGCTCTCGCTGATCGCGATACTTCATGGGATGCTGGCGAAGCTGATAAGCGCGTTCAAGCATGGGCTGGCGGAGAT